TGCCCTTCTCGTCCTTGAGCATCCGGCCCAGGTCCGCATCGACCGCGTCAACCATCGTCACCACCAGGCTATTGACCCGGGCGTTGATCTTGGGTCTGACCCGTTCGTATTCGGCGGCGGTCCTCTCGGCCTTTTCCCGCTTCTCCTGTTCCTCTCGGATGGGCGCCAGGCGCTTCTCGACCCGCTCGTCCACCTTCATGTCGTCGCGCGCTTCGTCAACCTCGGCCTGGATGATCCCGGCGGGGAAGTTGGCCCGGTGCCATTTCGCGTGCTCGGCGTGCTCCCAGTCGAACTCAGCGCCCTCGTTCTCGTTCTGCCAGGTGTCCTGATAGGCGTAAGCCTTCTGGACGAAAGCCGCAAACTCCCCGGGCAGGTGCGCCTTCTTCGGGTCGTTCCGGGCCATGTAATTCAGGACCTTGAAGTCGGCGGCATCGTCCGGCGTCATTTCTATCTGTGGCACAGCCGGCGCCGGCGCAGCTTCCGGCGGGCGCAGCCGGTCGGCCACTGCCTCAGCCGCCAGTCGGGCCGCTCGGGCGACGTGGTCAGTCTCGGGCCTGGACGGCTCTGGCTCTACCGCCGGTGCTGGCGATACCGGAGGTTCCGGCGGATCTCCTGCCGGTACCGCTGGCGGGTCGGCGGGTGCCGGCGCTGCTGGCGTGGGCGCATTAGGCGCCGGATCCTCGCCAAAAAGCGAGTCAACCATGAGCTTGCCGGCGGCGGCAACTTGCTCGGGCGTTGGCGCCGGCTCATTCGAGGGCGCGGGGGTCCGGGGTTTGACCGGAACCCGGGAAGGAGAGGGAATGATGTCGATCTGGGGTGGCATAATTTTCCGTTACTGTTGCGGTTCTTGGTTTGAGTTCGTGGGTCTGGAAACTGTAGGCCTCGGCGCTGCAGGCCTCCAACTCGATGGCCATTGCGTTGTGGAGCGCATACCGGACCATGAATTCTTTGGATTCTTCCACGTCGGCCACGTTATCGGCCTGACTGAGGTTCGCCCCTTGCGCGAGTTCGGCCGCGGCGAGGTCAAGCAGGTGTTGCCGAAACAGGACGGCGGCGCCTTCGCGTAACCATTTACGTAGCTGGCGCTGCTGCTCGGGCGCCATTGTCCGTGGGTGTAGAGTAATCATCTTTCGCTGGGTCTATGAATGGGAGATTTGCGGCCTTGAACAACAAAGCAATTTCCTGCGTGTTGAAATCGACCCGGTCTTTGACCTTCTGGACAATGTCGATCACCGGGGTCATTTCCTTCTCGATCTCGCCGGCGGTTTCCTTGAGCACCATCTGAATGACCTGCTGCAACTGCTGCTGGGCTTCCTGCTGGCGCTGCGCCTCGGCCTGCTGCTGGGCCGCGGCGTCGGCCTGGGGCGCCACGTTCCGCAGCTTGAAGTCCTTCTCGATGCCGGCTAGCCGCGCGATGCGGTTGCACCATTCGATTGCCTGGTCGGCTCCAATGGCCGGCGCGATGATAGGGTTGGCCATCATCTGCTGCAAAAGCATCCCCATGGCCTGGGCGGTGCGCGTGTTGTCGATGCGGTCCTCGCCGTCGCGCGTGCTCGCGAGCGACCAAAGCGGAATGGCGCTCAAGTGCTTCTTCTTCGCGTTGTAGCGCCGGAACTGATCCTTGGCGACCAGGTCCTCCTTCTTGTGGACGGTGAAACCGAACTGGGCGAGCTGATCCTGCGTTAGCGGCGTGTCGCTGGGAAGGTGTACCCAAAAATCCTCATCCCCATACTGCATGAGGCCTATGTAAAGCTGCCGCTTGTGGGCGTCCCGGCCGATGTCCACCGGCGTCGCAGTGAACTGCAAGCGCGAGCTGGTGCTCTGCGCGATGTTGCGGACTTCGTCCACCCGTAGCTCGTGGCTCGCCGCTTGGGCAATTTCCTGGCTGCTCATCACCAGCACGCGCTCGAGGATCTCGAGAATGGTCCGGAGCACGTTGCTCATTTCCGCCACGTTGCCGCGCGGGAAGTTCCACGACTGGACGACGTCCGGAACGCCGCGGCTGCTGCCGACCTGCAGGCGCATGGCCTTCTTGCTCGAGTAACCGAAGATATTGAGGAACCGGTAGTAGTTCTCTCCGAGGTTGCGGATCTGGTCGATCGTGTCTTTGGCGCCCATCCGCTGGTTCGCGTCCCCGGTCAGGAGTTGGTCCTCGTCGATGAACGTCAGGTTGGCGAGGTTCTGTTTGCACGTCAGGATGATCTGCGTGAGCATGTTCGAGAAATGGTCCTGGAAGGGCAGGATCTCGAGGCTCAAACTGCTGTTCTTCGTGCGGCTCTCGTCGGCGTCGTAACCGTAGTAAATCACCGGGCTGTAAGGCACCGGCGCCGCGTAAAGGATCGTGCAGCCGTCTCCGGCCACCAGGAAGCGGAACCACACCGGGCAATCGTAGTCGCCCAGGCCGTTGTCCTTCGGGATCAGGCGCTCCCAATACTCCGTTACCAGGACGCCCTGGTCGCCGTGCTCCGTGCCGTAGTAGAGCGTGGCGATCTCGCGCTCGCGGTCCATCGTGCCCGACCCGATACCAAGCTCGGCGGGCAGGACCGGGCCGTCCGGTGTCTTTTTGGGCGGGGTGGCAATCGGGATCGTCAGCGTGCAGGAGGAATAGACCGTTGTGAAAAATAACCGGTTGCCGCTGATCATGTCCACCGTGCCCAGCGGAATCCTGTCCGCGTTCCAGATGCCGGCCATGCCCGAAATTTCACGGTAGCGAGCAATGCGCCAGTATCCGGCGTACTCACAACCGTAGTCGTAATTGAGCGTGTAGGGGCCGTGGGCCAGGTCGTAAAAGGTCCGGCTGGGATGCGGGATATGGTAGCGGATACCCTCACGCTCAGTGACCCGGATCACGTCTCCATTGCTGGCCGGGGTGCCGTCCTCCTTCTTGTGCTCGAGCAGCACGTCAACATCGTCGGCGTACTTCAGCGTGTCCTCCTTGTGCCATTCTTCCTTGGGGAAAAGCAGGCAGTAGGAGTAGTGCAACATTTTCAAAACCGCTTGCTTGGTGACATCGAAATATCCGTACTGCGTGGACATGACCTGAACCCGGTCAGTCAGCGCCTTGCAGAGGGTATTGAGCACGGTGGTTTGATCGACCGGCTCGTACTTGTAAAACGGGGTGAGGCGCCGATCGTTCATTATCTTCGCCCAGCGGATCGTCACGTAGGAACGGACCAGCGGGACCACCACGTTGAAGAAAGTGGGAAGGTTCAGCTTCCGAATCGGCTTTCCGCCTTTCGGGTCAGCCCGCTCGTCGATCAGGTGCGTCAGTCCCCAGTCCTGAAATGCCCGGTACACGTCCTCCTGCTGCGGATCGCGATCCATGAACTGCTGTACGAGCGTGGGCGTGACCTGCCGAAAGGGTGTCTCCCAGGCCTGATCGAGCGCGTACCAGATTTTATAGTCCGCCAGGTTGCGGGTCATGCCCTCCTGGATGCGCGATCGGATCCGGTGAATCAGCCGGCCTACCTTGGCCTGGTCGGAATCGTCCGGGCCCGTCGGCACGTTGAGCGGATCGATGGCTAGCTTCTGGCGCAGGTTTGCCTGCGTGACGCCGCGGGACTCTAATATCTTGAGATCAACCATGAATGAAGTCCTGACACAGTTTCCCCATCATGCGGGCGAACGATTTGCCTGATTCTCTGGCCTGCGCCATGGTGACGTATCCCTTTCCGAGGTCCTTGAGTGCCCAATCGTAGAGCGAGGCTGGTGCCCATTTGCGGTATCTTCGACGGGCTTTGTTTCTTCGACTTGCCATCACGCCTTGGCTTGCCGGCGTTGCCGTAGCAGCTCGGCGGGCGTCTTGGCTTTGGCCTTGGCGGCCGGCGGCGCGGCGTACATTTCGGCGGATTCTTCCTCCATGGGCATCGTCCCTTCGTCGCCTTCGCTGGATTCGTCTGGGTCCATCATCCTCATGCGGGCGGTCATGCGGTCGCCGGACTTCATGCCCTTGGCGACGGCGTGAGATTTGGGAATTCGATAAACGTGAGCTTTCGGTTTGGCAGCCATGTCCGCCCTTATGAGGCTAAAGGCGAGAAGCTGTCAACGGATAAATTTACTCCACCGTAATTATTCCGGATCGGGCGGTAAGCCGGTGCCCTCCGCACCGTGAACCTCGCTGGCAGGCTCGCAGCATGGCATCGCGACCTCCGGACCAATCTCCGGAGGGACGTACGGGTCCGTCACCACGCCCCAAGACCCAAATGGATCCAACGTCGCCATGTGCCCCCTTATGCGGCTTGCCTCCAATCCCGTCAACCGTTAAATCTCACCCATGAACGTCACTAAACTCCTTGGAAACCGCGTAGTTATCGAACCACTCCCAGCAGCCACCGAAACCCCCGGCGGGATCGTGATCCCCGAACGGCAGGTAAAAAAGCAGCCGATCGGCCACGTCCGGATGATCGGCACCACCGACGAGGCCTGCGAGCCAAAGGGCAAGGCCCTGCTCGACGAAATCAAAGTCGGCGACCTGGTCTATACCGACGTCCGCCAGGGCGCGCAGGACATCGACTTTGCTGGCCAGAAGTGCCGCGTCCACAGCATCTACGACGTGCTCTGCGTGCTTGGATGAGGGACATTCACGGCAACTGGATCCCGCGGCAGTTCGAAAAGCAGTTCGAAGTTTTCAACAGCACCGTCCGGATCCTCCTGGTCTGCGGCCCGCGTTTCTCGGGCAAGACCATCGCCACCCTTCACAAAATCTGCCGGCACCTTTGGGAGACTGACCGCGGCCGCGTGGCCATGTTCGCGCGGACGCTCAAGTCCTCCAAGGGCGGCGGCACTTGGGACCTGCTCCACCGGGACATCATCCCTGAGTGGATCGCCGGCAATTTCGGTTTCCGTTACACCACCGATACCAGCGGCATCCCCGGGCCCAAGACCGACGGCCTCACCCGGATGCCCTTCTTCAAGGTCACGAACAAGTTTGGCACCGAGTCAGAAATGATGCTGTTCTCCCTGGACGACGACGACGCGGTCGAGGGCAAAATCAAAAACATGGGCGCCTCGATGTTCTACTTTTCGGAGTTGGACAACTTTGGCGACCGGCGCGTCCTCACGGTGGCTCTGGCCAGCCTCCGGATCGGGAAATTCGACACGCAGATGTGGATTGCGGACTGCAACCCCTCCGAGGAAGGCGAGCAGAGTTGGATCTACCAGTGCTTTTTCAAGGAACGACTCATGTCCTACGACGAGTTCGCCGCGCACCAGCGTTCGCTGGAGATCATGCCCATGAGCGAACAGAAGTTCAGGAATTTCTACGGCAACATGAACGTGATCGAGATCATGCCGGCGGACAACACGTTCGCCGACCCGCGGCAGCTCGAGGAAATCGAAGTCTCCTGCGGCACCGACCTCGGCCTGTACGCGCGCCATATCCTGGGCAAGTGGGTTTGGGGCGGGGGCGACTCGAGCCG